GAAGAGGTTGAACGGTTGCTTGTGTCTCGTGGTGTTGATCTTGAAAATACACCATCTATTAAAGCTAAGTACGACGAAATTCGTGCTGACATAAAAGGACGCGAAGCTATCGGTAACCTGGCTGTAGCCGGTGCTGTGGGTCTTTTCTTGAATGATAGGATTACTGGCAACGGACTTTACGACAAACAAAAACAAGCTCTTCGACGGGAAATTAACTGGAAGCCCCGTTCTATTCGTTTGCCTGGTGGTGAATGGGTTAGCTACGATAACCTTGGACCTATTACTAACTGGTTAGCTTTGACTGTTGATGTCATGGATAACTTTGGCAGCTTGGCACCAAACGACATCGGTGAACAGCTTCATAAACTAGGCTTTGTTATGGCTTCTTCTATTACAGAAAAGACTAGCACTTCTGGTTTGGAAGCCTTCTTTGATGTACTTAGAGGTGATACCGGTACTATCAACAAATGGACTGCTAGTTTCTTGACCAGCGCAACTGTGCCTGGTTCTAGTCAACTCGCAGAGATCTCTCGACTTATGGACCCAGGTCTAAAGGAAGTTGAGATGAGTGTGTTTGATTTGATGCGTAACCGCAACCCAATGACAAAAGGTCAACTTCCTGCTGTCTACGATTGGATTGACGGTGGTGAGGTTGGTATTCCTGATACCTTTATGGCACGTGTATGGAATACCTATATGCCTTGGAAAGTTAGTGGCAGCATGAGCGATGAAAAACAATTCCTTATGGACATTGAATACGATGCTCGTCCTACTCTGCGTACCAACGGCAAAGGTATTGAATACACTAAAGACGAACGTTCTGAGATTACTAACATCATGGGACGCGATGGGTTGTTTAAGGATGGCATTAAACGTGTCATGCAAACTACACAAGGTAGAGAATTTAGACGTCGTTACAAAGAGGCAGTGGATGCAGGTCTAGAGCCTGATCTTAGCATCTTTGAAGATCTACACATCATGCTAGATCGTGAACTGCGTTATGCTATGAAGATGGCATCTGCCAAATCTTCTAGCCGCGATTCTGTATCTAGAAAAATGTATATTCAAGAAACTGTTGGTGGTTACTTACGTTCTGGTATGAAGAACGAAGCCGAACGGTTCTTGCAATACATGGGTGAATACTCTTATTAACTTACTAAAGCGTAATGGCTGTAACTCAAAACTCATTCACAGGAAATGGCTCCACCACCAATTTCTCTTTTACATTCCCCTATATTAAAGAAGCGGACGTCAAAGCTAAAATTGACGGCGTAAACACAACTGCATTCACACTAGCCAACGCAACAACGGTATCGTTTACTACAGCTCCGTCTAACGGGGCTGCTATTATCATTTTCCGTGATACCGACAACGACGAAAAAACAGCTACGTTCTTTGCTGGATCGGCTATCAAAGCAGAGGACTTGAACAACAACTTTGATCAGGTGTTGTTTACTGCACAAGAGGTTGACAACAACGCTTTGCAGACCCTTGGTGGCACCATGTCTGGTGATCTGAACTTTGGTCAGAACGCTAACATTGTCTTCGAAGGTGCAACAGATGATGCAAATGAAACAACTCTGACGGTTGCAGATCCTACTGCTGACCGTACGATCACCTTGCCCGACGTAACTGGTACTGTTGTCACGACTGGTGACACAGCAACTGTTGCTACAGCAATGGTAGCCGACTCTGCAATTACTAGCGCAAAAATTTCTGACGGTACTATTGCTACAGGCGACATTGCAAACGACGCAATTACTACCGCAAAGATTGCTGACGCAAACGTTACCACGGCACTGATTGCAGATGCCAATGTGACCACTGCAAAGCTTGCTAGCGATGCTGTTACCACGGCTAAGATCACTGATGCCAACGTAACCACCGCTAAGATTGCAAACGACGCAATTACTGCCGCAAAAATTGCAGCAGATGCTGTTGGATCTAGCGAGATTGCAGCTAATGCAGTTACTTCAAGTGAGCTGGCTGACGCTTCTGTTGATACTGCAGCTATTGTTGACGCAAATGTCACTACTGCAAAGGTAGCTGACTCTGCAATCACCACTGCAAAGATCAACGACAGCGCAGTTACCAGTGCAAAGATTGGTTCTAACCAAGTAACTGAAGCAAAGATTGCAGATAACGCAGTCACTACCGCTAAAATTCCTGATAGTGGTGTAACTACACCTAAGATTGCTGACAATGCTGTCACAAACGTCAAGCTTGCTGATGCTGAGCTGCGTGAACTGGCAACTATGGGGTCTACCACTGCGTCTGCACTGGCTGATCTTACGCAAGCTGAGGTTCAAATCCTAGACGGTGCGACTGTTAGCACCAACGAACTCAATATCTTGGATGGTGTCACTGCTAATGCAACTGAAATCAACCAGCTTGACGGCAATACGCTGACTAATAGCTTTACTGCTAGCAGCACAACCCAATATCCGTCGTCTAATGCCATCAGCGGCTACGTTCTTGGCCTGATGGACAACCTCGGTGGCTTTGTTGCCATCGCAAACGAGAACAGCTTCCCCACTACCAACCCTGATCCCTCTGATGATGCAGGCACTGTTGTGTCTATCTCTGATGCAGGTGGTCTGGTAGTCAGTGCATCTGGCACTGCAAGTGGTCAAACCACTGGTGGTACTGCTGTAACCATCACAGGCTTCCCGTCTGCACTGCAAAGCAGCACCCTGCCTGCAGGTCAAGGCTTGCAAGTTGTTTCTACTTCCACGCTCAACACCTATACGTACCACAAAGTCCTTGGTACAGACGCTGACATTGCACAACTGAACGATGATGTCAATGATTTCTTTGCCCGGTATCGTATTGGCACGACTAATCCTACCACAGATCTAGACGCTGGTGACCTGTTCTTCAACACGTCCACTGGCAAGATGCTGGTGTATGACTCCACTACGTCTGCATGGGAGGAGGTACAGGCTGTTGGTAACTACTTCATCAACACTCTAAGCTCCTCAGGAGGCACTGGAGGCGGCTCAGCGACGTTTAACGGCTCTGCTTATAGGTTTACCCTCAGCAACCCTGGAAGTGTCGCACAGCAGCATATCGTAAGCATTAACGGTGTCATTCAAAAGCCTAACAGTGGCACGTCACAACCGTCTGAAGGCTTTGCTATCGACAATGCTGACATCATTCTTGCTGCAGCTCCTGCTACTGGCTCTGAGTTCTTCATTGTCACTGTAGGTACTTCTGTCAATATCGGTGCTCCTAGCAACGATACCATCAATAATGCGATGGTTAAGGCTGATGCAGCCATTGCTGGCACCAAGATCAGCCCAGACTTTGGTAGTCAAAACGTTGTAACGACTGGATCGGTTGGTGTTGGAACGACGTCGCCACTTGCTTTATATCGCAGCTTGTCTATTCACGGACCAGCCAATGATCAAGGTGGTGTTCTTGATTTAGCAACAGCTAATCAGTCTTCAAGAGCATACGTATTTAACGATTCCAACGGCTTGAGCGTTCAAACCGCAACGTCTCACCCCATTCTGTTTAAGCCTAACAGCACCGAGCGCCTGCGTATAGACAGCTCTGGGCGTGTAGTTATTGGCGCAACTTCAACTCCAGTTCAATTTTCAGTTCAAAACGCCTCAACTTCGCTTGGGATTGAAGTTGACACGGCTAGTGGGTTTGCGTCTGGTCCTACCTTGCGTGGTTACCACCGTCCTGGAAGTGCCTACAAAAACTTAGGCATTACTGGTGCACAAATTATGTTTGGCATCAATGATGTAGAGAAAGCACGCATCGACAGCTCGGGGCGGTTGTTGCTGGGCCATAGCAGCAGCGTGGGTGATGACAACAACCTGCAACTTGTTGGGTCAACGGCTGATGGATCTTCAGCGACATTTTGGCGCTCTAGTTCGGATTCAGGCAATCCCCAGCTCAACTTTGTAAAAACTAGAGGTTCTGTAGCTTCTCCCTCAATTGTTTCTAGTGGCGACACTTTAGGACGCATTCGGTTTTATGGCTGGGATGGTCTTGACAGTGACAGTAGAGCCGCAGAAATTATCGCGCAAGTAGACGGAACACCTGGCGGGGATGATATGCCAGGAAGGCTCATCTTCAGCACCACAGCTGACGGCTCACGCGTCGTGACTGAGCGGATGCGAATCGACAGCTCTGGAAATGTTGGCATCGGAACCACATCCCCGTCAAAAAAGTTACACATCGATTCAAGCTCAGATCAAATACGTTTGTCCGATGGATCTGGCGGTTTTGAGTTGAGAGCTGGCAACGTATTTAAGATTTCTGATGATGGTACTGAGCGGGTGCGGATCGACAGCTCTGGGAATGTTGGCATCGGAGTGTCGTCGCCGCGTGGACTTCTTCACTTACATTCTTCTAGTGCTCCTCGGCTTGATTTTACAAACGCAACTACAGGCACAGCAAGCACAGATGGAACAACTATTTCTGTTGATAGCTCAACAGGCGCGTTAAATATCATTCAAAGAGAGTCGCAACCAATCCAGTTTTATACCAATAATACTGAGAAAGTGCGTATTGATACTGACGGTCACCTGCAGATTCGCCGTGAGGGCGTTTCAAGTATGCCAGGTGTTGATACACGGCACACTCGCTATATTATCAAGCAAACTAATGGTCAAGAAGCAATTCTTGGCGCAGTTTATGCACAAGGTCAATCAGCTTGGGGCGGCGATTTAGTCTTCGCAAGTAAAAGTGCAACCGGCATCCCAACTACTGGATTGACGGAGCGGATGAGGATTGGTGATAGTGGGTATGTAGCCACTCACATGAGCAGCACCCTTGGGCTTGTTCTTGGCACAGTAGGTAATGCAACAAATTACACCATAATTAAAGGTAGAAGTTCTTCTACGGGCATTAACACTGGAAACGATGTTTTCTATGTTTATGGCAATGGCAACGTTCAAAATAGCAATAACTCTTACGGGCAAATTTCAGATCAAAAGCTCAAAGAAAACATTGTTGATGCAAACTCTCAGTGGAACAACATCAAAGATGTAAGAGTCCGCAACTTTAATTTTATTGAAGGACAAACTCATACGCAAATTGGTGTTGTTGCTCAAGAGCTTGAGGCAGTATCGCCTGGTCTTATTGATGAAGCACCTGATCGCGACGAAGACGGCAACGATCTTGGTACTGTCACTAAATCAGTCAAGTATTCAGTGCTTTATATGAAAGCAGTCAAAGCACTTCAAGAAGCAATGGAGCGCATCGAAACCCTAGAAACACAAAACGCCTCCCTTGAGGCAAGACTAACCGCTCTTGAAGGAGGATCTTAATTATGGCACTTACACAAATTACAACCGGTGGTGTTGATGACAATATCAACATCGACAGTAATACTCTGAAGGTTGACGGTACTAATAACCGGGTTGGAATCGGGACGGCGTCGCCTGGGCATAACCTGGAAGTAAAAGGAAGCTTCCCTGACTTCGCAATCGTTGATTCTGATACTACAAACGACAAGTTCAGGATTCTGCATAACGGTGGTGGAACACAGTTGATGGTGGATCCCAATAATGTCGGACCTAACGCAAGTTATCTTTTGGTCTCAGTTGATGGCAGCGAGCGGATGCGTATCAACAGCTCTGGGCATGTTGGCATTGGAACCACTAACCCTAATTCCAAATTAACTCTTTCAACTGGGGACAAGATTTTTGTACCTACAGGCGAAACTCTCAATTTTGGTCACACGACTGGGTCGGTAAATACCGAGCGGATGCGTATCGACAGCTCGGGGCGGTTGTTGGTAGGGACAACGACTGCTAACGGCAGCATGACCGTGAACATGGGCACGGATAAAAATATTAGTTTTTCTGGCGGTGTTAGTGAAGTTGGTAGCGTTCCAGCTTTACAAGCAACTAACACGTCCGGAAGCTCTTTGGCGTCAATGGGTTTCCGTGCCACAGATCTGCGTTTTGCCACAGGCTCAGCCGAGCGGATGCGAATCGATAGCTCGGGGCGGTTGTTGTTGGGCACGACGACTGAAGGTTCTGGAAATGCCGACAACCTTACAGTTGCAGATAGTGGTCACTCCGGAATCACGATTCGCTCTGGAACGTCTAGCCATGGTTCTATTTACTTCTCAGACGCAACCAGTGGCGGTGGCGAGTATGACGGATATATTGAATACGAACACGCTAATCAAAGATTTAACTTCGGCACGGCAGGTAACACAA